CGAGGTAGGCTACAGCGAGGTAGACTACAGCGAGGTAGGCTACGGCGGCCCGGTTTTGGCGGCCTGGTTTCGGGACAGCACAGGCACTAATAACTTGTATATCATAGAATATCATACAATGCCAAAATCCTTGTCGCTTAAATGAATTTTCTTGTTCGCCAAAAATGGTGATATTCTACAATACCACACAATCCCATGAAAATGCCCAAAAATCGTGTACAAAATCGTGTACGCGGCAAAGCCGGGCAATTCGTGTACATTACAGACCGTCAAACCTTGACATTGCCTTTGCTTTCAATTCATCTACTATCTTGACGTAAGGTTTCATTGCCGAAAAGTCATTGTGACCCGTCCATTTCATAATCACTTCACTTGGAATGCCAAGTTGCAAGGCGGTGACAACAAACGTGCGCCGTCCGCAATGTGTGGTCAGTAAAGCCCATTTGGGGAACACTTCTTCATGTCGGACACCGCCTTGAAAATAGACAATGCGTGTCGGTTCATCAATGCCGCACACTTGCCCAAGAATCTTCAAGCGGGCATTCATCTTCACATTCGATATGATGGGCAACGCCAAATCCTTTGGAAATTTCATGTCCTTGTATTTGTCAAGAATGGCTTGCGAATGCTTGTTCAGTTCAATGCGCAATCCGTCCACCGTCTTTTTGGTCACAACGACAATGAAGCCGTCTTTGATGTCCGACCGCTTCAATTTCGCAACGTCCGAATACCGCAATCCCGTGAAGCAGCAAAACAAGAACACATCCCGGACACGTTCAAGCGCGGCTTGCATGGGCAAGAACTGGTGGTTTTCCAAGATTTTGATTTCGTCTTGGGTCAAGTATATTATTTCCTTTGAATTGCCGTCCGTGCCTTTCAACTTCGGTTTGAACGTGTCTTGCATATCACCATTGTAATACCCTTTTTTGTGCGCCCAACGCAAAAACCAACGGACAAAGGCAAGGTTCTTGGCAATGGTCGTGTTCCGCAATCCTTTCTTTTCCAAATAAGAAAGGTATGCTTGCATCTTCGATTCATTTATGCCCGGAAATGATAAGTTCGGGTCGAAATCGTGAAGATGGCTTTTGATTGCCGCGAATTTCTCAAATGTCGATTTAGTCCATTGGTTTTGCATCCCCATTGTTTCGGTGAACAAGTCGAACACTTGAAACAAATCCAAGTTCGGGTCTGCAAGGCTTTCATTTGTCTTGGTCTTGCGTCCGACCATATCATTGAACAAATCCTTGATTTCGCCCAATGTCGGAACACGCTTTTCAAGCAATTCATATCTTGCGAACACTTCATTCATTATCGCTTTCCATTCGTCAATGGTGCGGTTGATGTCAGCCGCCCCGATTGCCGATTTCAAGGCACATTGGTTGTCCGCATCCCAATCTTTCAAGTCTATGTTATGCCCGGTTGGGAAATCAAGCGGTCTTTGCCCCCGCAATGTCACACGCATTCGGATGGATAGATTTTGCGTGTCACCCGCCTTGCGCTTGTGAAGCAAGAACTTTATACCTTTCTGAATGTGCATTATTTGTCCGATTTAAGCATTTTACCCCGACCAAGCAACAACCATTCAGGCGAAACGCCAAAGTCCGTGCAAATCGCCGAAAGTGCGTCCAAATCAATCATTTTATAAGTCGTTTCATCCAAAGGCTTGTCAAGGGTGTTCTTTATGCGTGAATACTTGGTTCGGTTCAAGTTGTGGTCAGCGCAAAAGCCTTTCAACCCGGTTATCTTGCCTAATGAGATAGCCAAGTCCAATGCTTCAAAGAAACGGCGTTGAATTGCCATTGCTTGTGGGTTGATGCTCTTTTTCATTGTTGCTTGATTTGTGTAAATGAAAGACTATCAATCACCAATGTTCCCATGTCAATGAAAGGTTTGTCGCCAAAGGCAGAAACACCCACACTTGGATAATCGACAAGGCATTTGCCGCTTGGCAACTTGAAACCCGTTTCCGCTGAATTGTTCGCAAAATCCCGGAACGTGCCTTTGATATGATACAAAGCACCATCAACGAGTGTCGCGACCGTTTCTTTGTCCAATATCGCAAAGACTTGAAAGGTCGTTTCGTATTTGTCGGACAATTCGCATTTTGATGTCACGTCACCAAACCCGAATTTCACAACGTATTTTTCAATGTCGGTTTCAAGTGTTTGTGGGTACTTCAAGCACATTTCATATTGAAACGGCAAATCTTCAATGTAGGGCAATGAATGCCCCCGGAAGCATTGAAACTTTGATTTCAATGTGTCCGCAAGAATAGACCTTGTTACATCATTGTTGTTTGCATTCGGTTGGGCTTGCAAGCAAGAATCCAACATTTCACGCAAGGCATACTTTTCTTGTTGTTCGTGTTGTGGAACTTGCTTGCTTGCGTTATTCATACATCCGGCAAGCAGCAAGCAACACACGATGAATGTTATACTTTTGATTGTTCCCATTGCTTCATCTTTTTATCATATTCAATAATCATTGTGTCGAACTGGTCTTTGTTCACGGTCGTATATTCTTCACCTTTCAGGCTTGCCAATTCGAGTTCATCAAAAATTTCTTGCGGCATGACCGAATAATAAGACGGGTTGCCGTAATAGTCATTGACCTTGATTTTTATTGTTCCCATATCATTGCCCTTTCGTTAAGTTCCCTATTATTTCCAACAACTTGTCAATGTGTTCTTGCGCCTTTGCCAAAGATTGTTCTTTGCTTGCAAGGATTTCCAACAGTTTGTCGGTGTCGGTCTTGTGAACCGTTACGTTGTTGCCATTGATGTTGTCGCCGTGAACATTTTGTTGTTCACCCCCGGCGTAATTTTGCGGCTTCAACACAAGGTCACGCAAAATTGCGTGTTTTGACCTTGGTATTTTCGTGCCCGATTCCCAATTTTGAATGGTTCGAGGGTGTACGCCGACCATTTCCGCAAGGGTTTCTTGCGATACACCTAATTTTTCACGAATTTCTTTTATATTCAAATCATTCATAATCAACGACTTACAAAATAAACTAAATTTTAACACGCAATTTTGTGTGAAAAAGTTTGGTTTTACACGCAATATGCCGTATCTTTGCAAACGTAAAGTTCCACAATGCAAAGGTAAAGCATTAAGGAGCGTTTGCAAATAGCAAAATTACGTCATTTTTTGCGGAATGCCAAAAGCAAACCCGAAAAGTTGCGGATTTGAACACATTTAATTTCAAACATATATGAGTAAAGAACAATTTTCATTCAACAAAGGATGGTCGCAAGTCAAGAACGGCGACATTTCCGAATGCCGGGCAAAATTGATGGCGGCTTTGAATATCAATACCCGAATGGCATTCTTAAACAGATTGAAAGGTGAGGTCGAACCCAAAGTTTCGGAAGCAAGAGCAATCGAAGCCGTGTTTGCCGAATATGGGATTAAGGATGTTTGGGGAATGTAGTATGGAAGCAAAAAGCCTGACCAAGCGTGAAGCCGAAATTGCGGAGTTATTCGCATGGGGCGCAAGCAAGAAAGACATTGCGGAACGCCTTTTCATTTCGGAACGGACGGTGGAAAATCATGCCCGGAACATATACGAGAAAACCGGGTGTTCCAAAGTCAATGAGTTATCCGCATGGTGGTTTTGCACGAAATTCCACATTTCCTTTGACTTGTCGCCCCTGAAACGCAAGTTCATTGCAACAACACTTGTCGCCTTGCTGATACCGCAAATCTTCAATTTCGACAATGTGGCAATCAGAGTACGCACAAGGAACACTTGCCGGACGGTTCGGGTGGCAAGGTCAAGACGGAAGTTTGAAGATGACTTTGCAACGGTCGAATTTTAACTAACAACTAAAAATTTCGCAACAATGAAAGAAGAAACAAAAAAACAAGTCAGAATCGCCATTGTCGGTTTGTTCGGTGTGCTTGCGTTGATATGCGCAACATCCGAACCGATAAACCAAGACACATGGTTTAAGGACTTCTTTATCAGCAAGTCGATTGCCGCCCTTTTCGGGTATATCGCATACAGGCTTGCGAAGTATTGGGAATCAAAAGGGCTATTGCCTGAAATGGATGATGATGTATGATAAAAATTGACCCAAATACAAGGATTATCGACTTGACGGTTGGTGAACTAATGGAGTTGATAGAAGCCGCCCAAACGGAGAAAACAACGCCACAAGCCCCGACCGCACCCGAAAAACGGTTTGTCTATGGCATAGCCGGGATTGCCCAAGTGTTCAATTGCAGTATGACAACGGCAAACAGAATCAAGGCAAGCGGACGGATAGACCGGGCAATCATGCAGAACGGGCGCATTATAGTTGTAGATGCCGACCTTGCTTTGGAACTATACAATAACAATAAATAATACGCAACAATGAAACAGGTAACATTAAAATCCCTAACCCTTTGCAATTTCAAGGGTGAAAAGGAACGGACAACGAATTTCAACCAGGACGTAACCACCATTTCGGGCGGCAACGGGCTGGGCAAGTCAAGGCATTTCGATGCTTTCATTTGGTTGCTTTTCGGCAAAGATTCCAAAGACCGAAAAGACTACGAAATCAAGACCCGTGTTGATGGCAAGGAATTGCACAATGTAGAATGCAGCGTGTCGGGTGTCATTGATGTGGACGGTGAGGAAATCAACTTGAAACGTGCCTATATCGAAGATTGGGTAAAACCACGTGGGCAAGTCGAAAGAGTGTTCAAGGGCAATCACACCGAATGTTGGTGGAATGATACCCCGGTCAATGTCGGTGAATACACCAAGAGGATTGAAGCAATCATTGATTCATCCGTGTTCAAGATGATAACCAATCCGGCATTCTTTGTCAATATGCCGTGGAAGCTGCAAAGGGAACAACTTTTTCAGCTTGCCGGAACAATCACAGATGCCGAAATCGCTTCAAAGAAGCCCGAATTTGCCCTTTTGCTTGACAAGATAAGCGGCAAATCACTTTCGGACTTCAAAGCCGAAATTTCGGCAAAAAAGAAGCGTTTGAAAGATGAATTGGCGCAAATCCAACCAAGGATTGACCAAACCCATAAGATGATGCCCGAAAATGAGGATTTCAACGCCATTGAAGTTCAAATCCAAGTCATTGATGATGAAATCAAGGACATAGACAAGGCGATTAGTGATGCCACCGCCGCAATCCGCAAGGCGTATGAAGCGGAGCAAAAGAAGCAAAAGGACGTGAACGCCTTGAAATCCGAATGCCAACAACTACTTTTCAGGGCAAAGGAAGAAGCGCAAAATGCTGCATTTGAAGCCAATGCCGCCCGCCGTGAATTGGAAAGCAATATCAAGGCAAAGGAACGTGAATTGGCTGCGACCAACCGTGAATTGTCGGCAAGCCGAAAAGAGCAAGAACGGCTTGAAGAAGATGTCAAAAAGTTGAAGTCGGAACAAGACACTTTGCGCAATCAATGGTTTGAAGAAAACGGCAAGGTCTATCATGGTGAAACGACTTGTCCGAATTGCAAGCAGGAATTACCCGCCGCCGCTATTGAGCAAGCAAAGGATGAGCGGATGCAATTCTTTGTGCAGGAAGCCAAGAAATCATTGTTGAAGAAGATACAAGGCTATGAAGTGACCGAAACAAAGGTTGTGACCATTCCAAGCAAGCAAAAGGATGAAAAGGGCAACCCAAAGCCGATAATCAAGGAGCAAACGACCACCAAGAAGCACATTCAGGCGGACACGGCAGCAATCATATTCACCCTTACCAATGGCGACCCGGAACATTGGCGCAACAGGCAGACAACGGAAGTCACGGGCAAGGACGGAAAGGATTTGTTTGCGGGCAAGTCGGATAAAGAATTGGATAATGAAATTGCGGAATTGCAAAGGAAGTTAGAATAATGGCGCAAAGGGCTGACAAGATACGGTATTGTAAGGCATTGAAAGAACGGCTTATTCGTGAAAGCCGTTCCGATTTGTTGCGTTTTACCCTTGCCACCATGCCCACATTCCGCCCGGCGGACTTTCACCGCCGATATTACAAGGTTCTGACAGACTTTGCGCAAGGCAAAATCCGCAAATTGATGGTGTTCATGCCGCCCCAACATGGCAAATCCGAGGGTTCAACAAGGCGTTTGCCCGCCTTTCTTCTTGGCAATGACCCTGAAAAGCGGTTGGCGATTGTGTCTTACAATGCCCCCAAAGCAAGAAAGTTCAACCGTGAAATCCAAAGGATAATCGACACCCCCGAATATCACGAGATATTCCCGGAAACCAACCTTAATGCCGCCAATGTGACCACGATTGCCGGGTCTTGGTTGCGCAATGCGGATGAATGCGAGATTGTAGGACACCGGGGCAGCTTCAAGACGGTTGGTGTCGGCGGTGCTTTGACAGGTGAACCCGTTGATATTCTTATCATGGATGATATTTACAAGGACGCAAAAACGGCATGGTCGCCCATTGTCCGTGAAAGTGTGTCGGATTGGTACGATACGGTTGCGGAAACCCGACTTCACAATGAATCCCAACAACTGATTGTCTTTACACGATGGCATGAAGATGATTTGGCGGGTACATTGTTACGGCAACAAGGCGTATATGACCCCAAAGATAACCCCGATGGGTGGGTTGTTGTCGTTTACAAGGCTATCAAAGAGGGCAAGCCGACAGAGTATGACCCACGGAAAGAGGGTGAAGCACTTTGGGAAGAAAGACACAGCTTAAAGAAGCTGCAAGCGATACGCAAACGCAATCCCCAAGTGTTTGAATCCTTGTATCAACAAGACCCCCAACCCCGTGCCGGACTTATGTACGAAAGCGGCTTTGTTGAATACACCATTCGCCCGGCGACAAAGTATGTCAAGCGGAAATGTTATGTCGATACGGCGGACACGGGCGCAGATTATTTGTGCGCCATTGTCTATGATGAAACGGATGTTGCCAATTATGTTGTGGATGTACTTTACACGACACGCCCGGTTGAGTACACAGAACCCGCACTTGCAAAGATGTTAACCAAACACGGCGTTGCCTTGTGCATTGTCGAAGCGAACAACGGCGGTCGCCTTTTCAAGAACAATGTTGAAAAGCAATGCCGACTTATGGGCAACGGCAAAACGGCATTCACGGCATTTCACCAAACCGAAAACAAAGACACGAGGATATACCAACATTCGGCAATGGTGCAGAACCTTACATTCATGCCGCAAGGCTGGAAAACCCTATTCCCTGAATTTGCCAAGGCGATATGCGGCTATTTGAAAGCCGGGCAAAATGAACATGATGATGCCCCGGACGCATTGACGGGAACAATCGAAAAAAGAGCAAACCACCGCAAATCGGATGTGGCGGGGCTTTTTGGATATTAAAGTGTTTCACTATAAAACAATAAAGATATGCCAATTGACGAAATTTTCAAGAAAGCAACGGCAAATGATGTGATTTCGGAATTGAAGTCTTGCCGTTTCATTCCACAACCTGATGTGGAGAGTGCAGAAAAGGCACTTAACCCCAAGTTGCATGATATTAACGACCCGGTTATTCGCAAGGATAAACGGGTGAAGATTGATGCCGACGATGAATCGGAATCGGCGCAAAAGATTATCACGGTGGATGGTGAAAGTACCAATTACAGGACGGAAAAGGTTGCAAGAATTGCCCTTGCCATTCAAAGGTTGATAATAAACCGTGCCGTGTCTTTCTGTTTCGGCAACCCTATCAATTACAATGCGACCCCATCCAATGACAATGAAGCGGCGATTGTCTTTGCCTTGAACCGCATATTGTATGATGTCAAAAGCACTTCTTTGAACCGCAAAATCGGTCGTTCCATTTTCGGTTACAAGGAATGTGCGGAGTATTGGTACACGGTAGATAAGCCCAATTCTAAATATGGCTTCAAGTCGAAACACAAGTTGCGTTGTGCCTTGTTTTCGCCCGCTTATGGTGATACCCTTTACCCCTATTTTGACGAAACGGGCGACATGGTAGCCTTTTCACGGTCTTTCAGCCGAAAGGATGCCGGGGAAAATGCCGTTGATTATTTTGAAACATTCACAGACAAAGAACATTGGTTGTGGATTAATGGGGAAAATGGCTATGAAGCCGCACCGGGCTATCCAAAGCCTATCACGATAGGCAAAATCCCTATCATTTACGGACACCAACCGAAATTTGAAACGGAAGATGTCGATAAATTGATTGACCGATTGGAAACCTTGTTATCGAACTTTGCTGATACCAACGACTATCACGCAAGCCCCAAGATATTCACAACGGGCATAATCAAAGGATGGGCAAAGAAAGGCGAAAGCGGTGCAGTCATTGAGGGTGAAGATGGTGCAACCATGCAATATGTGTCTTGGCAGTCAGCCCCGGAAGCCGTCAAGTTGGAGATTGAAACCCTTTTGAAGATGATTTATACAATCACCCAAACGCCGGATATTTCGTTTGATTCGGTCAAAGGGCTTGGAGCTATAAGCGGCATTGCATTGAAGTTGCTTTTCATGGATGCCCATCTAAAAGTTCAAGACAAACGGGAAATCTTCGATGATTATTTGCAACGCCGTGTGAATGTCATTCTTGCCTATATCGGCAAGATGAACAACGCATTGGAAACGGATTGTGAAACAATTGCCATTGAACCCGAAATTGTGCCGTATATGCTTACAAGTGAGATTGACGAATTGAACTATTGGCTTACGGCTAATGGCAACAAGCCCGTCATATCGCAAGAAGAATCGGTCGAGAAAGCCGGACTTTCAAGCAATGTTGAATTGACCATGCAGAAGTTGAAAGACCAAGCGACAACCGAAAATTCTTTCATAATCGGTGAACCACAACTTGAAATGGATGCGTGATGAAAAGGAAAGTCATTGAAACGCCAAAACATCAATGCCGGGATTGTGCGCATTCATGTGATTGGCACGAAAAGAATTGGAAAGGTGAATTGTTCATGTGCAAATGCCCTTTCCACAAAGAGGGGAAATATAGCAAGTTCTTGTCAGACCCTCAATGCGAACACTTCAAATTAAGGGGCAATGGCTAAAAGGCAGAAAGTAAAGCGATTTTCGGTGCAGACATTCGATGCCGCACATTACAGGCAAACGGAGCAATACACGCAAGCCGTTGATGCTTTGTTTGACAAGGCGACCGCCGAAATAGCAAGGGCGGCGGCAAAGGGCAAATATGACCCCGACAAGCCGTTTTCTTTCGATGATTACCCAAGTGTCAAGGCGGTTATGCAAAGTGTCACCAAGCAACTTGCAAGCCGCATTACAACGGTCATTGAAACGGGGTCAAAGAAGCAATGGTTGTTTGCTTGCAGCAAGAATGATGGCTTCATTTCCTCAATACTTGATACATCCAAGTTGAGCAAGGCGCAATTGAAAAAGATGCAAGACCAAAATTTGGATGCCTTGAAAACCTTTCAGGGGCGCAAGGTTGAGGGAATGAACCTTTCACAACGTATTTGGAAGTATGTTGGGCAATACCGTGAACAACTTGAAGCCGCCCTTGATGCCGGGTTGGGTGAGGGTCGAAGTGCGGCACAACTTTCACGGGATGTCCGGCAGAACCTGAAAGACCCCAACCGATTGTTCCGCCGTGTGCGTGACAAGCGGGGCAACCTTGTGTTGTCAAAGGCTGCAAGGGCATTCCACCCCGGACGTGGTGTTTACAGGTCAAGCGCAAAGAATGCCGCCCGGCTTACACGGTCTGAAATCAATATGGCATACCGTGAAAGCGATTATTTGCGTTGGCAAAGCCTTGATTTTGTCGTGGGGTTTGAGGTCAAAAGGTCAAACCATGAACCATTGTGCAAGTGTGACATTTGCGAGAAGCTAAAAGGGCGTTATCCAAAGCATTTCAAGTTCAAGGGCTGGCACCCGCAATGTATGTGTTACGCCGTGCCAATCCTGATGGATGAAGAAACCTTTGATGAAAATGAGTTGGGCGACCTCAAAGCGGCATTGCGTGGCACTCAATACAAGCGTTTGGAAGCAAAGAATGTCGTTGTCGATGTGCCGGACGGCTTCAAAGAATGGGTCAAGGAACACGAAGAAGCGCAAGCCAATTGGAGTTCCACACCCTATTTCATCAAAGACAACTTCAAGGACGGCAAGTTATCCAAGGGGTTGAACTTTGACACCAAGAAGCAGATTGACCCGGCACAAAAGCGGCTTGATGCCCTTATGCCGCAAATCATTCAGGCACGGGCATTGGCAACGAAATGGGGGTTGTCAGTACAACTTACAATGCTTAATAGGTATGTTTCCGACAAGGATATTACGGAAATACAAAGCATCCTTGCAACCATTCAGAAGATGGCGGATAAATTGCAAATGGATGACAACGACATTCGCCACAAGTGTTCCGAATGGGGTTTATCCACATACATTCTTGATGAAGCGATGCGAACACCTGATGCAACAAATATATTGGTGGCAATATCGGAGTTGAAAAAGCGTGTTGATGATGCCCAAAAGGAATACAAGTCATTTATCCATGATGCCAACGAAGCGGTCAAGGAAGCCCGGAAATACAAGATTGATATTTCCGATATGCTGCAATTGGTCGCCGATATAACAGGCGACAAGCGAGAATGGATTTTGTCAAAGGCTTCATGCAAAAAAGCATTACAAGACTTGTTGGATAAAATTGCGAGCGCAAAAGGCACAACACCAACGTCAAAGCAAATGCCTGATGAATTAAGGGCGAAATCAACGTATTTGGAGGGCGAAGATTACACCTTTGATAAGGATTTCTTTGATTTGATAGACCCCAACAGACCTATTCGGCTTGAAATTCTTAATTCGGATAGCGGTTCTTATTCTTCGTACTTGGGTGATTTGGTGCATATAGCCGGAACGAAACGTGGCAAGGCAAGTCCGTGGGAACGCAAGGCGGTAATTTATCACGAATATGTGCATTGTACCTTAATTCCGCAACACTATAATTTAACTTTATAACTTTATTTATAAGTTCCTGAGCAACAAAAAGTTGCCCAGGATTTTGCCGTTTCAGATTTTTCACTTATCTTAGTGTTGCAATTAGAAAACAAGCGAAAATCGTAACAAGGCATGGCAAAGGTACAAATAAAATCTGAGAAACTCACACCTTTTGGAGGAATTTTTTCAATCATGGAGAAATTTGACTCCATGCTTTCACCCGTTATCGACTCAACACTGGGTCAGAGATGCAGCAGTATCATCGGATATCAGTTCAGCGAGATAGTCCGTTCGCTGATGAGCGTTTATTTCTGTGGCGGCTCATGCGTGGAAGATGTAACGTCACAACTGATGCGCCATCTCTCGTATCATCCTACCCTTCGTACATGCAGCTCTGATACCATCCTCAGAGCCATCAAGGAACTGACACAGGAAAACATCTCCTATACTTCCGACCAAGGCAAGACCTATGATTTCAATACTGCAGACAAACTCAACACATTGCTTATAAACGCTTTGGTTTCTACAGGCGAGTTGAAGGAAATTGAGGAATACGATGTTGACTTTGACCATCAGTTCCTTGAAACGGAGAAGTATGATGCAAAACCGACCTACAAAAAGTACCTCGGCTACAGGCCTGGCGTATATGTTATCGGTGACAAGATAGTCTATATCGAGAACAGCGATGGCAACACGAATGTGCGTTTTCATCAGGCAGACACCCATAAGAGATTCTTCGCTCTTCTGGAATCCCAGAACATCCGTGTAAATCGCTTCAGGGCAGACTGCGGTTCCTGCTCGAAGGAAATCGTCAGTGAGATAGAGAAGCATTGCAAACATTTCTACATCCGTGCCAACCGATGCAGTTCGCTCTACAATGACATCTTTGCTCTGAGAGGATGGAAGACGGAGGAGATTAACGGCATCCAGTTCGAACTCAATTCCATTCTCGTTGAGAAATGGGAAGGCAAGTGCTATCGTCTTGTCATCCAGAGACAAAGACGCAACAGTGGCGACCTTGACCTGTGGGAAGGCGAATACACTTACCGTTGTATTCTGACCAACGATTACAAGTCATCGACAAGGGACATTGTTGAATTCTACAATCTGCGTGGCGGCAAGGAACGTATCTTTGACGACATGAACAACGGATTCGGTTGGAGCAGGCTCCCCAAGTCATTCATGGCGGAGAATACTGTCTTTCTTCTGCTTACTGCATTGATACACAATTTCTACAAGACCATCATGAGCAGGCTTGACACCAAGGCTTTTGGGCTCAAGAAAACGAGTCGCATAAAGGCTTTTGTCTTCAGATTCATCTCCGTACCTGCCAAGTGGATCATGACTGCAAGGCAATACGTGCTGAATATCTACACAGAGAACCGCGCTTATGCAAAACCCTTCAAAACAGAATTCGGATAAGAATCCTTTCTTTCCGGTTAGAATATGCGTATTACCTCAAGTCGCATCGTGGGGTAAGGGGATGGTGGCTACATATTGATGTTGTGCTGTTGCTTTTTACTGAAAGCTGCTACTAACGACTCATAAATCTACCCTTAATCGTGTATTGGATGATAGTTGCGGATTTTAGGTTGTATTGATGCACAACGTGACTTATGGAAAGATGCTAAATTAACCGCAATGCGCAACAAACAGATAAAAATGTTGAAGAAGAAAAAAGAATACGTTATCACGGAACGCAAATGGAATCACGAACAAGGTGGTTGGTATTATGAGCGTGTCAAAAAGGAAATGTCAATGGTTGAGTATGTCGATAAACGCTTGGAACAATTGATTGAAAAGGTATTCAATATGAAAGACGAAACCTTTACAAAGCGAGGAATCACCAAAATGGACGTAATAGAACAAATTGGCAGCACCCGTGACACCATAAAATCACTTGTCGTCAAATACGGTTATGGGCATTCAACCGCATATTTCAGGAAAGAACGAATGAAAGAAACGGAATACTTGGCACACGCCTTTGAAAATGCTTTTATTGGCAACCGTGTGTTCCAAAAGTATTTGCCCGATATATACAATGAAATGATTGCATACGTTAAGACATTAAAGCCGATTAAATAAGATAATTTTGTAACAATCAAAACATTAGAGATATGAGCATTGATATTAAAAGATTAAAAGGAATGGATTTATTCTATTACCTGACAAGCGATGAAAACCCGGATGAAGAACTTTCGGAAATGGCTTCACTTTTGTTCAGCAGTAACCCGGACAAAGAAGAATCATTGAAAGTGCTTGAAGATGTTGTGAAGAATGGCAAAACATTAGTCGCAATTTATCCCGGATTTGGAGAAACACCAACAAAGGACATGGAATTGATATGCAGCATTCCCGATGGTGCTTTGTATGTAAAATGAAAGGGATGGGGCAAGCAAGCCCCACCCCTTTTATTTTGGCGGTTTGCGGTTCGTTTTCTTTCGGTGTATTACACCCCGATAGATAATGCACTTGTCGTTGCGATATGGCTTGTTTTCGGTAATTCCGAAAGCCCATAACCGTGACTTTGACACGCCCAATTCAACAGGCGTAAACTTGTCGAATATGGCGGTGATAGACCCGAAATAATGATGGTCATTGTCGCCAAAGCAAACATGATATACCTTATCGCCATACATAGTTCTACAAAGTCAATGTTATTGTTGTTTCAACGAAACTTGCGACTTCTTCTTTCGCCATTTGGTTTCTTACTTCTGAAATCTTAACATCAACATCATGAATGCGTATGTCTTTGTTTTCGTCAATGAATGTTGCAATCAACGTGTCGATTTTTGTTTCAAGTAACCTTTTCTTTCGTTTCAATTCGTTTATATCCATACCTTGAACATCTCTTGCATCATATTGAATCCTTTTTCAAATTAAAGTCAAACCATTCACGGGGCGAATTAACCGCCGCTTTCTTGACTTGCCGATAAAAGGCTTTATTCATCTTGCGCAGCCGTGCCAAGTATTCGTGCGGATGCCAACGGAAGTTGGGCATTACTTCATTGTTTGCGCCGTAAATACCGCCTTGTTTCGGCTCAAAATGGGCAAAGGCAACCAAATGCCCATCCTTGACGAAAACAACGTCTTTGACGGCTTTATTTTTCAATGTAAATGCCTTGCATCCGTTGTAATACTCAACAATCTTGCGTTGTTGTTCCATTGCAGCTTTGATGTTTTCCGCTTTCTTGCGCCGGAACGCCCACATATTTTGGGCGACCTTGTGCCGATATTCTGCAACATTGATGGGGGCTTTCCCGGTCGCCATGTCATAAGGCAGCAATCCGACCGCAAACATCCGTACCGCACGGGCGAAATTCTCTTTGTCAATGACCTTTTCGTGAAGTTCTTTCACAAAATCCACCGTCAAGCCATATTTGCTTGCGAGTGTTTCAAAATTTATCTTTTCCATTGTGATTATATTGATGTTAATCTATTACTTGGGGTATTGTTTCATAGTCTTTTGGGGTCGCTGGTGCAACATCAATCCAACCTATCCCGACATATTGTTTGACCATCCCGTTAAGAATTACTTTATAATCCGCTTTAACAACACATTCAGGCGGATTTACAGACATTTTTACTTTGTTGAGTTCAGAAAGTTTTATGGTTATCATAATTAAAAAGATTTTGTTGATTACGTTTGTTGGAAAGCCAATCGGCGGCATTTTCATTTGAAATCCACCATTCAAAGACTTGTTCGGGTGAATCGAAGTTTGAATAATTCCCGGTTTGCGCCATTAGTTCACGTATTGCCCTTATATAAACCTTTTCGGCAAAGCGTGGGAACAATTCAAGTTCTTTTCTTTTCTCTTTGACGGATGCCATTGGGCAAAACATACATCCGATGCGATGAAACCCCATGTCGTACAAATCACAATACGGCATATTATTTCCCTTGATGAAATCCCAAACATCCTTGTCTGACCATTCAAATATGGGCGAAATAACCACTTTGTCTTTTCCATTTACGCAATAGATTTTCGTTTTGGTATCTGTTTCAAAAAGTTGTTCGCCGCCCTTGATTGTATGCAATTGTCCGTCATGTATTTCATAACCGATACGTTGCCCCAATACTTCTACATTGTGCCGCTTTGCCCGTCGGCTTGATTCGGCTTTGCGTATGCCCAAGCAAGTACACGTACCCCCCCCCGCTTGTTCTTTTAGGAACGCACAACAAAACCTTGCTTGTCGTGTCGGCAACACTTTCTTCTTCAAAATTAGTTGGCGCATATTCAGTTTGGGCAAGTTCAAACGGACTTGCGGATAATTGGTGCGTACAAACTTCATCAAATTGGGAGAATCAACGGTTGTGACTTGCATTTCCGCATGATGCTTGACACCTGACATTTCGACAAGGGCAAGCAATACTTGTGAATCCTTGCCGCCGGAAAAGGCGACATGGAAGCCATTTTCATTCATCCGCAATGCGAGTTTTTCAGCATTACGGATGAATTTTATTGCCTTTCGTTCAAGTTCAATCAAACGATTATTCATTGGTTGTGTATTATAGTAAAACACTTAAAATCAAAACAAAGTCCATCTTGTTTCAAAAGAACACCGTTCAACTTCATTGTGCCTGACGTATTCGCCACACTCTATGAGTTTGGGAATGTATGCTTTGGGAATAATGACCCCAAAGCCTTTGCCCTTTTCGGGATAGACACTAATACATGAGCCACACCCCTTGATATACCCTATCTTGAAATAATCATTTGACCCGTTCCATCCATCATAATACGAAAGGACTTTGCCGATAAGTGCTTGTTTTATTTCCTTGATTAACATTGTTGCAAGATTTAGAGTTGGTAAATGTTGATAATGGTGTTATTATCTTCAAGAGAAAGTGTATAAGTGGGTTTGATGCCCGTTCTATCCATGAAAGGCATAGAAGAATCCGGGCTAACATACACATACACAAATTGCCCTTGAAGTGCAAAAGATTCTTTTGAGCCGAAATAGGCTTGTGTGTCGGCAATGTCTTGGCAAAGCCCCCATGTTGAATTGTCGATGCCCTCACGATTGATTGCATCAAACAGATTGAAAATTGGTTGTTCCATTGTTGCGTAATTTTTAATGTTGCATTGTGTTTTATAGTAACACACCGCAAAAGTAATGATTTTATTTAATAAAACAAGCAATCAACCCCAATAAAATGCACTTGCAATGCAAAATGTGGATAAATCAAGGATAAGTCAATATGCGTTTTAAGGTGTATTATAGTAAAACACATTACTTTTACGCATGATTTGTGAACTTATAAAAAGATTATCGGAATGAAAGAAAGAATTTTAGCATTACTGATTGCAAAGTTTTCAGGCGTGCGAAAGGACGGTTTGACAGCATTGGCACGTTCACTTGCGTTACAATGCGCAACCGAAGATGAAGCGAAAGCCCTTGTGGATAAACTCACCGATGCGCAAGTGGGCGAATTTGTCAAGGAGTATCGCGCCGATGTGGATAAGGAAGTGTCCGACAGCAACAAAACCTTTGAAACGAACTTGAAAAAGAAGTATGACTTCGTGGATAAGGGCAAAAAGGTTGAACCCGGCGACCCAAAGCCCGACCCGAACGATATTTCGGAAGTGGTGAAAGCAGCGGTTGCGGAAGCCGTCAAGCCGTTTCAAGAAAAGTTGTCAGGCTATGAGCGTGACAACATTGCAAAGTCAAGGCTTCAATCATTGAACGAAAAGTTGGCGAATTGCAAGGATGAGAATTTCAAGAACCAAACCTTGAAAGACTTTACCCGCATGAAGTTCGACACGGACGATGACTTCAACGAATACTTGGCAGAAAAGGAAAAGGACATTGCCACGGCAAATCAAAACAAGGCTGATATTGATTTGAGCAATTCCGGCGGAAGCCCGCTATTCGCCCAAAAGGAAGAAAGCGGTATTTCAAAAGGCGTTGCCGATTTCATTAACAGCCAAAAGCCCGAAAACAACGTGTTCACGGGCAAAGATGTTTAACACCTAATTCATCAAAACAATGGGATTGAGAATTGACCGTAAAAAGGACAACCGTGTTGTGAAGTGTATTCTTCACCGTGTTGCAGATATACCCGGTGGCGTTACCGTCAAGGTCGCAAATTTGGGTGGCACGGGGTTGTTCGAGGGAACACCCCTTGGCGTTGGTTCTGATGGATTGTTTGAAGTCTGCAAGACCGCACAGATATTGACGGAAGCGATTGCAACCGCAACCACGTATGAGGTTGCCAAAGGACACCACTTCAAAGTTGGTGACATGTTCGCAACCGATGCTTGCAATGGTCAGCAGATAACGGCAATTGACAAGTCAGACCCGGCAAAGGATGTTATCACCGTTGGAACGACCCTTGGTGCGGTCGTCAAGGCTGGAACTTGTGCGTTTGAATCGAGTGGAGCAAACAAGACATTGAAAGTGACCCCGGTTGCAATAGCCGGGTCGAATGAAGATGTCAAGGATGGCGACAACTTGTTTGTAAGTGCATGGGTTATCGGCGTTGTGCGAGAAGCAACCGCACCCATAGTAAATGCCGCTATCAAGTCGGCATTAAAGACAATCGCTTATGTGTAACCCCTAAAAGCAAACCGATATGCAAAAATCATTGATGGTTGGGTTGAATGAAAAGGACATGGAAGCCGTAATCCGCACTTACGACCTCAAAGATTACTATTATCCAACCCTTTTCCCACTCAAAGAAACAAATACTTTGACGTGGAAGATGCTTGAAGCGCAATCCGGCTTGAAGATTGCCGCCGACCTTGTGTCAAGGGGTGCGACAATTTCACGCAAGACCCGTGAAGCGATTTCACGCATTCAGGGCGATATACCAAAAATCGCCATATCACGAGAAAAGAACGAAGATGAATTGACCGAATACGACATAATGGTCGCAATGTCGAGCAGCAATCCCGATTTGCGTGCCCTTGTCGAGTTTTGGGCGGAAGATACCAAGTATTGTTGGGATGGCGTTGCAGCCCGTGCGGAATGGATTGCATTGCGCCAAATTTCGCTTGGAAAGGTCAAGTTCACCAATTCCAACAATGCGGCGGTCGTTACCGAATATGACGTTGATTATCTGATTCCGGCGGAACAGAAGATTGGCGTTGAAACGGCATACACGAGCGGCACAAGCGCAAAACCGCTTACCAAGGACATTCCAAAAGCGATGAAACTTGGCAAGAAGTTGTTTGGCGCAACGTACAAGTTCGCATTTATGAATGTTGATACCTTTGAAAAATTCGCTTCACAGGAAGAAGTTTGGAAGAAGTGTTCATCCTACATTCAGAATGCAACGGGAACGCAGGATGCGCCCGATTTGGCGACCGTGAACGCATATCTTGCCAAGAAGAAAGAACTTTACCGTGGCTTGCAGATAATCGTGATTGACCAAGAAATCACAATTGAACTTGCCGATGGTTCACGCATTACTTCAAATCCGTTTGAAGATGATGTTGTTCTTTTCTCTGAAAGCAAGGTGCTTGGAAACACCTATTGGAAGAAGCCGATTGACGCAAAGAAGTTGCCCGGAAGCGTTGCCGAAAAGGTAATGCACGGTCATACGCTGGTCAAGAAGTATTCCAATGAATCGCCCGTTCAGGAAGTCACGGAGGGAATCGCCAACTTGTTCCCGGCTTGGAATCTTTCAGGTCGAAGCGTGTTGATGCAGACCAATGCGACAACTTGGAATAAGAACTAACATTCGCCGTTGGGGTGCATAACACACCCTAACGGCTTTGCAAGACAAAAAGGAGTATGACAAACAAGGAGTATTTGACCAAAGCATTGAATGGACTTAACCTTTCGGAAGATGATATTGACATTATCGTTCTTAAAGGTGGTCTTGAAGCGGAATCCGATGTGGATGTAAGGGCGTGTGACACGGCGGTTTATAACCGTATGTCCGTAATCCTTAAAGGAATGACCCAAAACGTATCGGAGGGCGGATATTCTATATCATGGAATATGGATGCCGTCAAACTCTTTTATGCCGCCTTGTGCAATGAGTTGGGCAAAGAAAATGTGCTTGTCGCACGCCCCAAGATTCGCAACCGTTCAAACATTTGGTAATATGGCATTCGTGAAGCAATATCCGCATTTCCTATTTATCGAAGAAGCCGGGGAATCCATACAGGATGCAAACGGCAATTGGACGGAATGTGAAGTGTCGCGCAAGTTCATTTCGATGTGCCGTGAAGAATCGGACGGCAAAGGCACGGAATTTCAGGTCGCCGGGGGTGAATACCAAAAGGCAACATCTGTTATCCAATGCCCCAAAACTTGCCCAATGGTTGCCAAAGGTGCGAAAGTGATAATTGCAAACGACAAGGGTTGTTCGGACATAAGGATTGCCGGAATATGCTTGAATTTCGACCCGTCACAACTTCATTCAAGGCTATGGCTATAAAGGCAAACTTTACAAAAGAAGATGTCAAGAAAAGGTTTGATGCTTTCCTTGATATGGTCGAGCAAAAGCAAATCGCAAGGCTGCAAAGGCTTGGCGAAATGTGCTTGACGGAAGCAAGGAACAACAAAGGCTACATGATGCAAACGGGGGCATTGACTTCATCCACCGGGTATCAAGTTTTTGTTGATGGTGTCGCCATTCATAGCCAATTTGATGCGGCGAGCGGTGCGGAAAGCGAAGCAGCGGCAAGGGGCATGAAGTCTGGTCAGACAATCGCCGAAAAGGTCGGAAAGGAAACAAAGGGTGTTGCCCTTGTTGTGGTCGCCGGAATGAATTATGCCGCTTACGTGGAAGCAAAGGGTTACAATGTCCTATCAAGTGCCGAACATCTTGCAGAGCGGGAATTGCCCCGAATGCTTGAAAAACTGATTACGAACATTAAACGTGCAGCCGAATAATGAAATCTACATTTGACACGGATGGAATCTTGTTTTCATTGCTCAATGGCAAAACATCCATTAAGGGTGGTTGCTATGTGCGTGATGAACGCCCGGAAAATTCAGTTGATGAAGATATTGTCGTGAACACCGTTGATTTGGGGCAAGACAGCTTGCCGCAAATTGGCACGTCAAACATCAACATCTATACGCCGGACACCCCCAAGAAGATAAAAGGGAAAATGCAGGTTTCAGAAAACGGCACACGTTTGAAAGCCTTGACGGATGAAGTCTTGGCGATTGTGAGAAGTGCGAACATCAAAGGGTTGAAGATGCGACCCGGCACAATGTCAATCATGTATGAGCCGAACACCAAACAACACTTTGCTAACATTCGCATTGATTGGAACATTCAAATTGATTAAAAGTTATGGCAGAAAGAACATCTTTGATAACCCTTGGTCTTTGCCAAATCAAGGTTGGAACGGCAGCACCCAATGGAACAATGCCGTCCGAGTTAAACAAAATCGGCAAGACTTACAAGAATACTTGTAAGATTGCACAGGCAACGGCGGACGTGACGGAACATTTCGAGGAAGGCATGGCAGCCCCGGAAGTGCGCAAGAAGTCACGCAAAATCCCGACCCTGACATTCTCAATCATGGATGCCAACGTGCAAGATTTGATTGATTATGTCGGCGGTTCAAATGTGGGCGATTCGTCCAACCCCAAGTGGGGTTATGATGGCAATGAAGTTGTCGCAAACAAGGCAATTTTCGTTGAATCTGAACAGGGGTTGGACTTTGAGATTCCCAACGGTGACATTGAAGCGGTCATAAATGCGGATATGTCGGCGGCAGGAATTTTCCTTGTGGACTTCACCGTTACCCCGATGGCGGTTACAGCCGGAAAAGCCATTCGCGGCGTGCCGAAAGCCAAGGAGTAATTCGGGGTGCATTGATTGTTTAATACAAAAACCCGAAGCCCCCGGAGTGTGACAACTTGCGGGGGCTTCTTACTTTCAAAAGCAATGAATGACGAAAAGAAGCAACTTGAACAAGAACGCAACGAATTGAACACCCTTATCAATAAGGGGGTGTCATTTGAGTTGAAAGACACCGAATTTGAGGTGGAAAAAAGATTTTTCGGTCTGATAAGGCGATATAAGCCCAAGGATGTGACACGCACATTCAGAATCGAAGAAATGACCCTTGCCACCCTTGACCGCATAACATCCGAATTGGTGGAAATAGCCATTGATGAAAATGTAATGAAGTCAGCGGACACGGACAGCATGAAGATGGCAAGGACACTTGCCCACAAGCATTCTTTGCGGTGCGCAAGAATAATTGCCATTGCGGTGCTTGGGGAAGATAGGTTGATTGCAAAACCCGGCAAAGGTGGAATAAGGTGGATTGAGGACACGAATAAACTTGATGAATTGACTTCTTTGTTTGCCCGTAGAATCAAGCCGTCAATCCTATACAAGTTGTATGTTCTTGTCAATACGATGGGCAACCTTGGGGATTTTATGAACTCTATTCGATTGATGTTGTTAGAAAGAACCACGATGCCGATTCGGATAGAGGAAAACAACGAGGGTTAAACAGTCCGCACGGTCGCCGGGGTGCAATATGTGAGCATTTCGGATGGACTTACGACTACTTGTTACACGGCATTCCGTGGTCGGTTGTTCAAAGGATGATGATTGATGCACCGGGCTATGATTTGGATGATGGCAAGGAAACGGAAATTCAATTGTCAGAGGACAACAGCGAACAAATTATGAGCTACATTAACAGCATGATGTAATATGGCAGAAATAGACGGTGGGTCATTATCTTTCAAATCCATTTTAGACAATGGTCAGCTTAATGCGGCTATTGACGAAACATTGCGGCGTGTGCAAGGCTTTTCGGATGCCGTTGCCGGAAGTGGCGATGTGATGGATAAGACCACACAAGAAATGGTCGAGTGTATCGAGATTCAACGCAAGGTGATTCAGGATTTGGAAAATTCATACAATGACCTGACCGCCAAAATAAACGCAATTGAACCGGGCGATGCACAAAATCAACTTATCGAACAAGCCAATTCGGTAAAACAAGAATTGGATGCCGAAAAGCAAGGTCTTGTCGATTTGATGAACGAATTGAACAATTTGCAAAGGACAACGAGCGGTGCGGCTTCAAGCCTTGACCAAATACGTGTGACACTTGGGCAAATTGGTGCGGCGTGTGAGGAACACGAACAAGCGATTGCAAAGTTGAGTGCCGAATATGACCGTGTTAGTCATGCGGCAAGCGATGCTTTCATGTCCGGGCGTGATGATGATTACCGTGCCTTACAAGACCGTGCGGATGCAATCAAAGGTGAAGTGACGGTTCGCAAGCAGCTTTTGAATGAGTTGCGCAACCAATCAAACGCATTGGAAGATGAAGCGCAAAAGATTGAAAAGGCGGCACAGGAAGCCGAAAATGCGGCACAATCCCACGTGTCTTTCCGTACCCGCTTGCGTGAAGTGCGTGAAGAATTGATGCAATTGGAACTTGCGGGCGACACAAGTTCCGAAAGATACAAGCAACTTCAAGCACAAATGGGCGAATTGTCGGAAGCGATGGATGCCGTCACCACCCAACAAAATATGTTGAAGCGAGGTGAAAGGATGTGGGATGGCTTGTTGTCGGGGCTTTCGGGCGTTTCAGGCGCATTTTCGGCGGCACAAGGTGCGGTTGCCTTGTTTAGCGGTGAAAACGAGAATCTGCAAAAGATAATGCTTAAAGTGCAGTCCTTAATGGCGGTCACAATCGGACTTAAAGAAGTGCAACTTGCCCTTGATAAAGATGAAGCATTCCAACTTGTAACCATCAACGGATTGAAAGAATGGTGGAACAAATTATTGGCGGTCGGCAGGGGTGAACAAGTTGCATCAACAGCGGCGACCGTTGCAGATACCACCGCAACCATTGCGGACACGGCGGCAACAGCCGCCAATACAGCCGCACAACAAGCAAATACGGCGGCACAAACCGGGAACACGGTTGCCCAAGGAGCAAACACGGTCGCAACCGGGGCGCAAACCGCAGCGGCGGTCGCTGGTACGGCTGCAAATATAGGTCTTGCCGGGGCTTTCCGTATGGTCGGGGCGGCTATTAAGTCAATCCCGGTGTTTGGATGGATTGCAGCCGCATTGTCGGCTTTGGTTGGCGTTATTGTTCACTTTGTCAGCAAGGCGAATGAGGGCAAGAAAGCGGCAGAGGAATTTTATAAATCCCTTGCCGAAAACGCATATAAGCCTATTGCCACAATTGAAGATTTGTCCTTGAAGTGGAATGCCCTTGGCGATGATTTGGACGCAAAAAAGAAGTTTATCGAGGAAAACAAAACGGCTTTTGACGAATTGGGTGTTTCCATCAATGGCGTAACGGATGCGGAAAACTTGCTTATCAAATATAAGCAAGCCTTTATCAATGCACAAATTGAAAAGGCAAAAGCCTTGGTCTATCTGCAACAGGCGCAAGAAAAGGTGAAAACCTTGTTGGAGCAAGAACAAGCATACAATGCCATGCCGGACACCGTGACAAAGAATGTGCCTTATAGTGAAGCGGCTAATGGCGCAATCTTATTCAAGCAAATAGAGGTCGCCAATGAAGCCAAAGCGGAAGCAAAAACACAACTTGACGCATTGAGGGCTGAAATAACCAAAGGATTTGAAAATGCCGCCACCGCTGAATCTAATGGTTTTAATATGCTAAAACAAGCCGGGATTGATGCAACCAAGACTTATGCGGATGGTACTTTGGGGGCAATCGAACAAGCCATTCAGGTAAAGCAAGAAGCCTTAAAAAATCTGACAAGCAATGCAGAATACAAAACCGCCATGCAGGAAATCGAAAAGCTGCAAAAGCAAGCGGATGCGATAACCGGGAAAAAGGCGACAACAACGACCAAGACAAGCACCAACACCCAAGACCCATTCATTGAGAAGCTGAACAAGTATAAAGCCGAATATCAACGTTTCCAAAAGTGGGTAAATTCGGGCGATGAAGTCCTTGTCCGTTCAGCCAATCAGGAGTTTGCAAAATTGCTTGCAGAGGGGGCGACATATATTGATTACTTGAAAAACCAACGTGACCAAATTTTGCAAATTGACGTTGCAAACCGAACAAAGGCACAAAACAAGCAGTTGCGGCAACTCAATGATGCCATTGCGGAAGAAACGAGAACAACCGTATTAGAGGCGTTCAATGAAGAATTGAATGCCCAATTGACCAATGCCCGAACCGTGCTTGATATGCTCAACATCATTGAGCAAAAGCGAAAGGAGTTGTCCGGCGATGGAACGGAACTTGACAACGCCAAAGCGGAATCCCTCAATGAAGCGGAAGAGAATGCCCAAGACCAATTGCGGCAAGAAACGGAATCATTGCTTGAAGAATATGCTTCTTATGTCGAGCAAAAACGCCGCCTTGAACAACAATTCAATGATGATGTCGCCTTGATGATGCGTGAACGTGAAAAGGCGACAACGGATGCGCAACGTGCGGAAATTGACAATGCCATTCAAAACAGGACAAACCAATACAATAAGGATGTCCGAAACATTGGCGGTGTCGATTATGATGCGATGCTTGCCGAATATGGCACGTTTGAGGAACGCAAGCAAGCAATCATTGATGATTATGACGAAAAGCGGCGTGCGGCACAGGAAGCCGGGAACACGGAAATGGTCGAAGCGATAGACCGTGCGCAAGCACAGGCACTTTCAAAATTCGCCCTTGACGAATTGCAAGCACACCCGGATTGGGAATTGATGTTTGGCGACCTTGACGAAATAAGTACCAAGAAACTTCAAGAATTGATTGATAAAATCAACAATCTTGATGGGGCTTACCTTGGTATCGAGTTCGACCCGAAAGACCTTGAAACCTTGAAAAACAAAATCAAGGAAATGCAGAACGAAATACGGGAACGAAACCCGTTCAAGTCATTGATTTCCTCAATCAAGGAATATGGCAAGGCGGCGGATGATGAAAGCAAGAAAAAAGCCTTGACCAATATGTTTGAGAGCGCAAGAGGGGCAATTGAACTTGTCGGCGGTGCATTCGATGCGGTAACGTCCGGGCTTGAAAAAATGGGTGTCACGATGGATGAGCAAACGCAAGCCATTATCGGTGACATTGGCGGCATATTGGATGGAGCGGGTCAGGTTGCAAGCGGTATCGCAACGGGCAACCCTTTGTCTATCATTCAAGGTTCAATCGGCTTGCTTTCATCCGCATTTGACTTGTTCAACAGCCGTGACAGAAAGGCGGAAAAGTCAATCAAGCGACACCAAGAAGCAATCGACAAGCTGAAAGCATCTTATGAACAACTTGAATGGGCGGTTGATAAGGCTTTGGGTGCGGAAGTGTACAACAACCAAATGGGCTTGATTCACAACATGGAACAACAACAAGCCCATTTGCGTGGCATGATTAGCGATGAACAATCAAAGAAGAAAACCGACAATGGGAAAATCCAAGATTACCAAAACCAAATAGCGGAACTTGACCGACAAATTCAAGATATGTATGACGAAATCGCCAATGACATATTGCAGACCAACGCAAAGGATTTTGCATCAACATTGGCGGATTCCCTTACGGAAGCATTCAAAGCTGGTGAAGATGCGGCGAATGCCTTTGAACAAACGGTTAATGAAGTTTTGCAAAATGCCATTGTAAACCAATTGAAAAAGAAGTTTCTTGAAAACCAATTGCAAAGCGCATTGGATAGCCTTTACACCGATATGGGGTATTGGTCGGGTGACAACTTCATTTTTGATGGTCTGACGGATGCCGAGATTGCAGATTTCAAAGCCAAAGTTCAAGCGGCGGCGAACAACTACAATCAAGCATTGGATGTTTACAAGGATTTGTTCAAAGACTTGGAGATTGACGATGATTCGGAAGATTCATTGACAGGTGCGGTAAAAGGCGTAACAGAAGAAACCGCCGACATTATCGCCGGGCAAATGAACGCAATCCGAATAAACCAAATGGAAGCAACACAAGTCTTGCGGCAATCGCTGCAAGCCTTGAACACCATTGCGAACAATACGGCTTACAATCGGTTGCTTCAAGATATTCTTTCGGCGGTCAGAGAATTGCAACGCCCAAGTGGTGATTCTTTGAGGTCGCAAGGTTTGTCATAATCGAATATGTTTCACTATAAAACAAAACGATATGGATTTAGCGAAAGAACTTGCAAGGCAAGCAAAGAAAAAAGGCATTTGCAAACCGTGGTACAATGAATTGAAGTCATTGAACGGTGACAATATAAATGCGATGGCGCAAATGTATTTGAAAGGCATTGATTTTTGCCTTGCCAATGATTACCCCGACAACGGCTTCATTAGAACGCATTTCAAGGGCAAAATGGAACAATACGGGGTTTTCCTTGACGATGATATAAAAATCGAAAATAAGCCCAAATGCGTGTGTCTTGGGGCGACTTGTGGGCGTATCGAAATAACCGGGTTCAACGTGTGCGAGATATACGCCAAGCACAATGCCAAATTGAATGTCATTGCAAAAGACAATGCCTTTGTGGTCATTGATGTATTTGATGATGCCGTTGTCAATGTTTGCGCAAGCGACCGGGCGAAAGTGTGCGTAAATCATTATGTCGGCAATGGTCAGGTAATCAAATATGCAATGGATGATGCAACTATAAAAGTCATAGAGAAACAGAAAAAAACTTATTGATATGGATGCGAACAACATAATTCTTCAAATGCCATTTGATGAAAGTGACGGTTCTTTGGTGGCGTATGATTATAGCCAAAACCGTGCGGATGGGGCGGTCAATGGGGCGCATTTCGTCACAGGTAAAAACGGCAATGCAATTTCTTTTGCCGGGTCGGACACTTGCGAGGTGTCAAAAGCGGTGTTCCCTAACATGACAATCGACTTTACGATGATGATGTGGGTTCAAAACCGTGAAGCTGAATTGGGTTCACCTCAAAAGTTGATATGGGTACTTAACTTTTCCGGGCTGAAAAACTATGTTGAAGTACCCATTGAAGCCAAACCCGGTTCGTGGCTTTCGCTTGCTTTGACAAAAAAGTCGGGTGTGTTCAATTTTTACGTCAATTCCTCACTTGTCAAGACCGTGAACAATTCCGGCACATTGCTTGGCGTGTCCTTGAATCAAGACTATTACGGCGGTTCATGGGGCTTTGGTTTGTTGGATGATGTGAAGTTTTACAACCTTGCCTTGACACAAGCCGAACTTATCAATGAAATGTCAAGCAGCAAGCAACAAGGGTATTTGCTTGACGGCGTAAATTTCAAAGAATATGGCGTATATGTGTCCGGGTCGGACGGCGTGTTGAACCGCCCGAAATTAAAGACCCCGGCTTCTTTGTCTTGGGATAATTATCACGGTGAAAGTGTTGATTTGATGCACAAGTTTTATGAACCACGTGATATAACCTTGTCATGCTTTGTCAAGGCAGATTCAAAGATGGATTTTATCCGAAAGGTATCTTCTTTCCAACAACAGCTTGACAAGACAGGAACAAACCGCCTTACAATTGACATTCACCCGGTAAAGCCATTGATTTATGAAGTGTATTGCAAAGACGCAATCGAAATCACAAAAGAATGGAATGATGAATTGATGGTTGGCACGTTCAAATTGAAGTTGGTTGAGCCTGAACCCGTGAAGCGTGTATTGAAGCATATCCGGGTGGGTGAATCAACAAAGACTTGCACCGTCAAATTGACCTCAAACAAATATGTGAACATCTATTGGGGTGATGGAAGTGTCGATTATGACATTTGCGGCGATGAAGTGGAAATAACCCATGACTATGCCGTGAATGGTGACTATTTCCCGGTAATAACCGGCTGCATTGATGAAATATCATTGTTTGAAACAAATGCCATTGTCGTATGGGAAAAAATTTAACCAACATATTTATAACGAAAGCAAATGGAAGCCGTGTGCCGATAGCCAACAGGCGCACGGCAACCGACATTTCATCCGCAAAGCAGAATTGGGCATTGAATGCGGAAGATACCGTTTCCATAACCGTTGTGTCGCCATTTCCGCAAACATACGGCATTGGCGATAAGATAACCATATTCGGGCGTGACTACAAATTGAACCGATTGCCAAAGGTCAAGAAAACAGGTATGCACGAATTTCAATATGACTTGGAATTTGAGGGCATACAATATGACCTTTTCCGGGTGACATACGATGTGACCATTGACACGACCACAAATGAATTGCAGGATGTGCAGGGCGACACCCTTACGGGCGACTTGCACCGTTTTATGACCGTCCTTGTTGCAAACGCAAACCGTGTCTTTCCGGGTAAATGGGTGCTTGGCGTATGCCCCGAAACGGCAGGCGATAAGACATTGACATTTGGAGAATCGGACAATTGCTTGTCCGTGTTGCAAAATCTTTGCGGTGAATCCAATTTCAATGTTGAATTTGAGATTGAGCAATCAAATGGGGTCTATACAATCAACCTTTATGAAAAAGTCGGTCAGACCTTGCCATATACATTCCAATATGGCAGGGGGCGTGGTTTGTATGAGCTGACAAGGGAAAATGTATCGTCTGCAAACATTGTCACCCGGCTAAAAGTGTATGGCAGCACGGAAAACATTACTTCAAAATACCGTGCCGACCGCCTTTGCTTGCCGGGTAAGACCAAGGGGCAATCCTATATCGAGAAAGCCGAAATGGTGGCGAAATACGGTATTTTCGAGGGGCGCAAGAATTTTGATGATATTAAGCCGTCCTTTACGGGTACGGTGGAATCCATTGTGTCCGGCAACGTGCTGCAATTCATTGACACGGACTTTCCTTTCAACCTCAATGAAAAGGAAGCGGACGGGGTGACAACAAAGTATCTTATTGATGGCGTTGCCGCAAAAGTACACTTCAACACGGGCAATCTTGCAGGATATGAATTTGAAATTCACAGTTATGACCATGCGACACATACATTTACGTTGGTAAAGCAAACAGACGACCGGGGCAATGTCTTTCCGTCCGAAACATCATTGGCTTTCCAAATCGGAATGGGTGACGAATACAAGATACTTGATATTGCCTATCCGTCAAGCATTGAGCAAGCGGCGGAAGAAGAATTGGAAGAAACGGGCAACAAGTATTATGACCAAAATTGCCAACCAAAGGTGCAATATGGGTTGAGTGTCACAAAAGCATGGTTGCAAAGCCTTGTCGGAAGTGATGAAACGGTGACAAACGTATTCCAACCGGGCGATTATCTGCATATTGTGGATAATGACATTGACGTGGATAAATCCGTGCGCATACAATCGCTTGAAAGGAATATCCTTGACCCATACGAATACACCCTTACCATATCGGACACTGTTAAAACAAGTGTGACAAACCGGGTGATTTCCGACCTTATAGACATTGACAAAGTTATCACCATAAACAACTTGAAAGACCCGGTGCGGGCGCGGGCAAATTGGCGCACAAGTCGCGAATTGTTGAACATGGTGTTTGACCCTGACGGCGATTATTACAGCGACAAGATAAAGCCTTTGTCTATTGATACGCTGGCATTGTCAGTCGGGGCAAAATCAATGCAATTCGGATTGACGAACACGGTGTTTCAACCGAATTATGGCGGCAATTCCAATGTCGTGAAATGGCAAGGCGGTGTCTTGACCCATTACACCATCAACGAAGAAACGGCGGTGTCTTGGGTTATGGCGGACGGCACGGTTACATTAGCAAACAATCAAGCATATTTTCTATATGCAAAATGCGCCAAGAATGGTGATGCCGGAACATTCATATTTTCGACCTCACAAATCAAGGTTGAACAAGATGCCAATTATTATCATTTTCTTGTCGGCACAATTTCGAGCATTGACCCGGAATTGAAAGTTCGTTCCTTGTCCTTGACTTATGGTTTTTCAATGATAAACGGTCGCTTCATTAAGACCGGGCGCATTGAATCGGCGGATGGCACGACATATTTTGACTTGGATAATTCCGAAATCGGCGGTCGCATTGTGTTCACTTCAAACGGTCAGGAAAAGACGCTTGAAGAATTGGGAAATGAAGCCCTTGAAAGCAAGAATTTCATCAACAACACCTTGCCGGGGTTGCTTGCCGAAATACAAGCACAGCTTGACGGACAGATTGAACAATTCTTTGAAACATACAACCCGACATTGAGCAATGCCCCGGCGAATGAATGGACAACGACCCAATTAAAGGACAATCACTTGGGCGATTTGTTCTACAACACGGCAACGGGCGCGGTGTTCCGCTTTGTCAAGGAAAATGGAACTTACAAATGGTCGCAACTTTCAGATGCAGAAGTCGCACAAGCCATTGCCCTTGCACAAGATGCGCTAAATCTTGCAAAGGATAAGAACCGCATATTCACGGCAACCCCTTACACGCCTTATGATGTGGGCGATTTATGGGTTCAAGGCACGACCGGGGATATTATGCGTTGCATAAGGGCAAGAGCATCCGGCAATTATTCTTCAAGTGATTGGCAAAAGGCAAGCAAGTACACCGATAACACGGCATTGAACAACTTTATCAACGGCACTTATTCGGATGATATTGCGGACTTGACTTCACAGATTGACGGCAAGATTGAAACGTGGTTTCAGACAACCGACCCGGCGGCAAGTTGGACTACAACGGCGATTAAAAAGAAGCACGTTGGCGATATGTGGTACAATTCAAGCGCACACAAGTTAAGGAGATATTCAAGTTCTTATTCTTGGGTAAACATTGATGACCAAAAGGCACTTGACGCATACAGCCTTGCAAGCCAAGCAAAGGACACAGCGGACGGCAAACGGCGTGTGTTCGTTTCAACCCCTTATCCACCTTATGACATAGGCGATTTGTGGGTCAATGGAACGGACTTGAAGCGGTGTGCCGTGAAGCGAACAAGCGGTTCATATATCGCAACGGATTGGGTCAAGGCGGTGTCATACGACAATACAAAGACGGTCATTGACGGCGGTTTGGTAACATCCGGCACAATACAGGTCGCCGGAAGTACATCAACCATCCTTGCGGGCATGACCGGGCAAGGCACGGCGGCAAGTTCCGTGCGCTTTTGGGCTGGTACTTCATTTGAAAACCGTGCTTATGCCCCTTACAGGGTCATGCAAGACGGTTCGGTTGTCATGGAAAAAGCAACCGTCAAGGGTGAAGCATACATCAACAAAGGCACAATTACCAATGCGGATTTGAACAACGTAATCATAAAAGGGAGCATTGCCAACGCATTTCGGAATGGTTACTTTGCCCTTGGCGGTTCGGCAGGGGGCGAAATAACGGTGTCCACGTTGGGATTGCAGAATAACAATAATGTTGTCATTACAGGTACAAGCAGTGGCGGTTGGAATACGGCATTCACAATTCCTTTCACTTTGGAATATAGCGGTTTCCGTGCAATCATTATGAATGATTATTTCAATGGTCAAACCCCGGTCGGGGTGATTGTAAGCAATACAGCCCCAAGCGGAAAATACTTCTATGAAAACGGCAGGACTTATAGAACCTTGTCGATAAATCCTTATGAAGCCGTTGAAATGATTGGCTATGGGGATAATTCAAAGTTTTACGGGTGGATTATCTTGCGCCGTTTTTACACAAAGGCAACCAATATGCGTGGATTGCCATTTAAGGTGTCTTATATGGGGATGGTCAATCAATCGGGCGGATTGATTAAGTTGCACCGCTATGACACGGCAACGGTCACGACTTCGAGGGTTGGCACAGGGCATTACAGGATTCGGATAAATCCGGGCTTTTCAAGCGTGAACAATTACTTGGTATTCCTTACTTGTGATGCGACAAGCCAAGGTTCGGTCGGCAGATATGCGGGCGTTTATGCCAAGAATGCGTCTTATTTTGACGTTTATACGGGTGACGATTCGAGTGCCAATGATTCGGCATTTTCATTTATGATTGTGAACACAACAGACTTTACCGGGTAAGAAGTTGTGCTTGTGTTATCCACAATGTTTTATAGTAAAACAATAACAAGTTAAATTTGCAAACAAAACTTTTTGATTATGAGTGAAACAAGGAGCGGCGAAACGGTGTCCGCACAAATCGGAAAGATGGGAGCAATCGACAATCTTAACAATGCTGATTTCAGCTTGCCGGATGGTCAATGCTTCAACATCAAAAATGACGGCACGCAACCCGTGAAACTATCGGTGCAGCTTGCCGGAATGAATGACGGGGAATTTGTCGAAACGCAATTTGATTGCGGTTGGAATCCTGAAATCGTAAAGACGGTGAAGCAAACTTCATTGTCAGGTACTAACTTAAAATGGGGCTATTGATATGGGATTGATTATTGGGGTCGGCAGCACAAAGCCGACATTCGCTTATGATTATTATTACGGCATTGAATGGGATGCCACGGTGTCAAATCCGCACCCGACAAGAATTGGCAAGATGGAACTTCACCAATCCTTGCCGTTGCAAAGTCTTATCCGGCGTTGTATCTTGAAAGACAACGGCGAAGTGAATTATTATCTTCACGCCAATGATTCAACGAAACGTGACACCGGGGCGGCGGCAAACCTTACCGGGGCGGATGGGCAATACATGGATGAATTGCCCGATATGTATGTCCGCTTTGAAACGGACGGCGACAAAAGCCGACATTTGCAGTCCACCGAACCTTTGCCGGGCTTCAAACTTTGGCGCAAAGACTATGTTTCGGCGGTGGAAGCGACCGTTCAGCGTTCAACACAAACATTGTGTGCGGTTGTGAACAAAGATGCGGATTACAGGGGTGGTAACAACGATGCAGAACGTGACGGCACATATCGTTCACAGCTTGGAATGCCCGCAACGGTTATATCTTTGACCAATTTCCGCACATACGCAAGGAAGCGTGGAACGACCGAATGGAATTGCAACTTGTACCAAACACACAAAAAATTGTGGTGGCTTTTTGCCGTTGAGTATTGCACATTCAATTCGCAAGAAGCATTCAATGCCGAATTGACGGAAGATGGCTATCACCAAGGCGGCTTGGGGTCAGGCGTTACGACCCTTAACAGCACAAAGTGGTCAAACTTCAACGGCTATTATCCGTTTGTTCCTTGCGGCACAACAAACAGCCTTGGCAACAAGACCGGGTATGTTGAATTTACCATGCCATTTGAATATGACGCAAGCGGTGAAGCCAACTACAAGGGTGAATATAGTGCCGCAACCGCATACACCACCGGGCAATATGTTTCACAAGGTGATTTGCTATACACTTGCAAAGCAAATGCAGCGGCAGGAACGGCATTGACAAACACAACCTATTTCACGCCCGTGACACGCACGGTTGTGCAAGTGCCGTCTTACCGTGGTGTAGAAAACCCGTTTGGGCATATATGGAAGAGGACGGATGGTTGCAAATGTCTTATTCAGAGTGAAGCCGATGGCGGACTTTCTGAATTTTACGTTTGTGACGACCCGGCGGCATTCACAAGTTCCGGCACAACCAACTATGAATTGCGTGGCAACTTGCCAAGAAAAGAGGGATATGTGAAGAAGATGATTCTTGGTGAGGATGGCGAAATCATGCCGCTTGAAGTCGGTGCGGGTTCGACCACATATTTTTGTGATTACTTCTATACCAACATTCCGGCAAGTGGAGTTTCGGAACGTGGCGTTTTGTTCGGCGGTTCTGCGTATAATGGTGCGAATGCGGGGTTCGTGTCTGCGCATACGTCTTCTACGGCTACGTCTACGTCTGCGCATTTCGGTTCTCGGCTTTGCTTCTACCCGCAAATCGAAGCGGCTTAAATCGTCAAATCGAGTGGCAAATATGATTTTGGAATTTGGATGAAAAATAAAACAAAGGTTGTCCGATGTCGTGGCGTTTTGTTCAGCGGTAATGCGAATAATGGTGCGAATGCAGGGTTCGTGTATGCGAATACGAATAATACGGCTACGAATACGAATGCGAATATCGGTTCTCAGCTATGCTTGTAAAAATATAGTTGCATATCGGAAACCTTGCCACAAAAGCAGCCCGACCGGGGTTGCATGAGTTGGGGCAATAATCCCCAACGGCAAAAAACAAATTAGGTAAAACGGTTTTGGTAGGGGCAACCCGAAGAATCCTAATATACAAGCAAACTTAAAGGACAATGAAACGGATTGGCAATTTGTTTGACCGGGTAATAAGCATTGAAAACTTGCGTCTTGCCGATGAAAAGGCAAGGAAAGGCAAGTTGCGTTCTTATGGTGTGCAGATACACGATAAGAACCGGGATGCCAATATCATTGTCTTGCACGAAAGTTTGAAAAACGGCACATTCAAAACATCCAAATATCATGTTTTCACCATATATGAACCGAAAGAAAGGCTAATTTACCGATTGCCGTATTATCCCGACCGTATCTTGCACCATGCCATTATGAATGTCCTTGAACCGATATGGGTTTCTATCTTCAACAAGAACACATATTCTTGTATCAAGAATCGTGGAATCCACAAGTGCGCAAAGGATGTCAAACAAGCATTGAAGCAAGACCCGGACGGAACACGCTATTGCCTGAAAATTGACATAAAGAAGTTTTATCCGTCAATCCACCATGATGTCTTGAAAGGCATTGTCAGGCGGAAAATAAAAGATAATCGCTTATTGGCATTGCTTGATGAAATCATTGATTCGGTCGATGATGAAAAGGGCGTGCCGATAGGCAATTATTTAAGTCAGTATTTTGCAAACCTTGTCTTGGCTTATTTCGACCATTGGTTGAAAGAAACCAAGCGTGTGAAGTATTATTGGCGATATGCCGATGATATAGTCATTCTTGCACCCAACAAAGAAGTATTGCATGAATTGTTACACGAAATCCGGGCTTACCTGAAAGGGTTAAAGTTGCGTGTAAAACGCAATTACCAAGTCTTTCCCGTTGATTCAAGGGGAATTGACTTTTTGGGATATGTCTTTTACCATACGCATACATTGTTGCGAAAGTCTATCAAGCAGAAACTTTGCCGCCGGGTGGCAAAATTGAGCAAGCGCAAGATTGTTCCAAGCAAAGAAGATTACAAGCAGCAAATATGCAGTTGGTGGGGATGGTGCAAGTATTGTGATTCACTCAATTTAATGAACAAACTTTCAAAAACATTTCCGTATGAAATTAGATTTAATAGAACCTAATGCGCACTATGATATGGCGCACGGGAAACCCGCCGTTTTGGAGTATGACAATGACGGTTCTTGGCTTTACCGCTTGAATATAGAACCCGAAATGGGCATACCAGAGGGGCAAGAAGAAGAAACCCAAATCGGGTGGAAGTGCTATGAAGTGCGTGGCTACAATAAAGCCACAAAAGAGAATGTTAAACGGGTCGTTATCCGTTCGGTCATTGACGAAACGGCAGAATTTGACCTTGTTAATTCCTACAACAAACACGTTCTTGGCGTTGCCGTGAACGAAAGTGCAGTTGATGAATACAAGGAGTATTTGCAGTTTACGGAAGATTTGGATGCGGTCTTGATAGAAGATTTGTCTAATTAAACACTTACAGACAATGGCAAAGTTTTGTGAACTTGGTGTTGAATCGGATGTTGTTATTGGTAAGGGTATCGACATTGAAGATTTGTTCGGTCGCCGGATTCCGATTGAAAAGGTCATTATCCAACCAACGAAGTTTCCGGGCAAAAATTCATCCGGGTTGAGAATGCAAATGCAAGTTGTCCTTGCCACTTTCAATGAAGCGGCGGACAAGGACGGTGATTTCTTCACAAAGAACCCTGACGGCACGCCCGCCGGGGAAAGACGGTCTTGTTTTACCGGGTCTGACATACTTATTGGGGCTATTCAAAAAGCCGAAACCAATTTGCCGTCAATGAATGCAAGCCGTGCGGAAAAGGGATTGTCGCCAATTCGTTTGTACCCAATTGACACTACTATTGTCAAAGTTGGTAAATGTTTTCAATTTACTTGATAGTTATGAACGAGATATTGGTTACAATCGGTTCCATTATAGGAACATTGGGAGGTTGGGAAGCTGTCAAATATCTTATAAACAGAAAAAGCAACAAGACTATTGCAGAAGCGAATGCTTTTGAAGTCCAGCGCAATGCCCTACTTGAAGATTACAAGCGCGTGCAGGGTGAAGTCGATGTCCTGAAAAAAAAGGTCGATGAATTGTATGAAAAATTACATAGCCTTGAAAATGAACGTCTTGACCTTATCCGTGAAAATAATGAATTGCGCTTGCAACTTAAAGAAGCAGAAAAGCACGTTTGTTTGCAGCCGGATGATAAATGTTTACAAAGATTGAACAATGGTGTCAAGTGTCGTCTTGTCAATTTGTTGCGTGGCAACTATACAAAAGACCATCCTGATGCAATCATAACGGAAGAAGATATGCAAAATTCCAATGGAGATTTAGAAAAGGAAGAAACCGTTTAACAGATGTAATTATGGCAGATGTAAATAAGTTACTGCCTTTCATATTGAAATGGGAAGGCGGTTTTGTAAATGACCCGGCGGATGCCGGGGGCGCAACAAATAAAGGTGTGACAATCGCCACATGGCGCAATGTGGGTTATGACAAGGACGGTGACGGGGATATTGACGTTAAAGACCTGAAATTGCTTTCGGTTGATGATGTCCGTGACCGGGTGTTGAAGCCCCATTTTTGGGATAGATGGAAAGCCGACCAAATCCAATCGCAAAAGGTCGCCAACATCCTTGTTGATTGGGTATGGGGGTCGGGAAAGCACGGCATTGTCATTCCTCAAAGATTACTTGGGGTCGTTGATGATGGCATTGTCGGCGACAAGACTTTATCGGCGGTGAACTTTGCCGACCCTGACCAACTCTTTGATGCAATCTTCAAAGCCCGTGTTAAGTTTTTCAACGACATAACAGAATCGAGCATTAAGAAGTATGAAAAGAAGATTGGTCGAAAGGCAACGGAATCCGAATTGATGAAGTACACCAACAAAAGGTTTTTGAAAGGATGGCTTAACCGATTAAATGACATTAAAACGATATGACATGAAAAAGATTGTTGCCCCGGTCTTGGGGCTTGTATTGCTTGCATCTTGTGGTACTGCAAGGAAAGTCCAGCAGACCAAACAGGAAGTCCGAATTGATAGTACGGCAATAGCGAAAGAAGCGAATGCCAAGACGGACAAGTTCGTTGATACGACCCGAACCCAACATGGTAAAATAACCATTACGGAGATAGATTTTTATCCACCCATGCCCGACAATATAAATAATGTCGTGTCGGTTGATAGTGGCAAGCATGATGATACATCTTCAAGGGCGATGCCGCAATCATATCCGGCAAATGCGGATTTGCATAATGTCGGGAACATCAAAGGTGCGGTTAAGTCCATCAAACAAACGGTCATTGAATCCGATGTTGAAGAAAAAGGCGAAAGCGAGGAATCGAGCGAAAGCAAGGAAACCGAAAGTGCCGCCAATGTAGGAAGAAACGAAACGAATGTTCAGCAAATCCAAGAACCAACCCCCGACCCGTACCGATGGCGATACATCTTTTACATATCTTTGATTGCCGTTGCGGTCTTGCTTTACTTGAAAAGAACGCCAATAATCAATTGGATAAAGAAGATTCTTGCAGGGATAAGAAAGATTCTGTGAAATCTTCACTACCTTTGCACCACATTGTTGCGAAGCCCCAAAGTTGCATTGGGGAACAATGCGCCCCGGCTTTGTGTCGGGGCTTTTTCATGTACACGGGTGTACACGAATGTACACGGCATTTTAGACACAAAAACGCCCCGAATTGTGAAAATTCAGGGCGTTTCGTGTACATTTTCGTGTACACTTTCCGTAAGCCTTTGACACTCAATGTGTATTGCGGAGAGGGAGGCTCTTCTCCATGCAGTCGAAGAAGTAGGTCTTGTCGTTGACCGACGGGGTGCAGGTGATGACTGCGCTGGTGG